ATCGCCGGGTATAGCCCGGACAAGCCCTTCAACGCTTACGGCACCGTGCTGTCGCTGCGCACCGAAGAGGTCGAACTCGACATCAACAACGCCAAGAAGAAGCTGCTCAGCCTGGTCGCCGAGATCGACGCCAACGACCAGCTGATCGCGCTCAACAAGGCCGGTCAGAAACTCTACACCAGCTGCGAGCTTCACCCCAATTTCGCAGGCGAAGGCAAAGGCTACCTCGTCGGCCTCGCCATCACTGATAGCCCCGCATCGCTCGGCACCGAACCGCTGAAGTTCGCCGTCCAGTCCCGACCGAACCTGTTCACTTCGGCTTATGAAACCGCGCTGGAGATCGAGCCGTCGCTCGATGGCGCGACCATCGCCGAAGCGACCAAGTCCGGTTTCATCGCCGCGTTCGCCACGCTGTTCAAGTCGGACAAGCCCAAGGAACCGGCCACGCCTCCCCCTGCCCCCACCCCGGCACCGGCGAACGACAACGCCCCCGACATCGAACGCTTCGCTGCCGTCATGGGCGAACAGGTGGCCGCCGCTGTCAAGCCGTCGAACGATGCCGTTGCCGCCCTCGGCGCTCGCTTCGACAAGCTGGAAGCCCAGCTGGCTTCGACCGAGCAGCCGCACAACTTCACGCGCCCCCCGGCGACCGGCGGCGGCGGCAATTCCGCGCACCTGACCGACTGCTGATCGGCCCGGCACCCCGCCTGCCCAAGCCCCCTCGCGCCTCTCAGGAGCCCCGCAAAATGCGTAAAGAAACCCGTGCCCTCTACAAGTCGTATGTCAGCCAGATCGCGCTGATCAACGGCATCGAAACGGAAGACGTCGTCGCCAAGTTCAGCGTCACCCCGGCCGTCGAACAGAAGCTGGAAGAAAAGATCCAGGAATCGAGCGATTTCCTCCAGCAGATCAGCGTCGTCATGGTAGCCGCACAGGTCGGCCAGAAGGTCGGCGTCGGCGTCACTCGTCCGCTTGCTGGGCGCACCAACACCAAGGCCGGTCAGCGCCGCACCCCCGGCGACCCGACCGACACCACGGATGACGGCGGCTACAACTGCCGCCAGACCAACTTCGACCACGCCATTCCCTATGCCAAGCTCGACGCCTGGCGCCACAAGCCCGAGTTCCAGACGCTGCTGCGCGACGTCATCCTGAAACAGCAGGGCCGCGACCGCATCATGATCGGTTTCAACGGCACCTCGGCCGCCGCGCAGACCGATCGCGATGCGAACCCGCTGTTGCAGGACGTCAACGAAGGCTGGCTGCACAAGATCCGCACTCATGCCGACGAGCGCGTGCTCGATGACGGCGCGCTGACCGTCGGTGCCGACAAGGCGATCTATGTCGCCGCCGATGTCGAGATCGTCGATGTTATCGACGGCGAGGTCACGAACGCCGACACCGCAAGGGCCGACTATGCCAACCTCGATGCGGTCGCCTTCGACGCGCTCGATCTGCTCGACCCCTGGCATCGCAGCGACACCGACCTTGTCGTCGTCGTGGGCTGGGCCTTGGTGAAGGACAAGTACCTGAACCTGCTGCAGGCCGCCGGTGACACCGCGACCGAACGCGAGGCCGCACACCGCATCCTGACGCTGCCCAAGCAGATGGCAGGCAAGCGCGCTGTAATCGTGCCGTTCTTCCCAGAGACTTCGCTGCTGATCACCAGCCTCGATAACCTTGCAATCTACGTGCAGGAAGAGACCCGCCGCCGCCAGATCAAGGATGAGCCGGCACTTGACCAGATTGAGAACTACGAGTCCGTCAACGAGGACTACGTGGTGGAAGACTACGGTCGCTGCGCCCTCGTCGAGAACATCAAGATGGCCAAGAAACCCGCCTGACCGGCCGGTTTCGCCCTCCCGTAGCCGCCCTCGTCACAGGATATCACCATGAGCCTCGCTCGTCTTAAGCGTGATCGCGTACTCGCTGCCCAGACCATCACCGCAGCAATCGCACCTGTCACGGGGGCGGTCGCCTCCCCCGCTGCCGCACTCCCTTCGGCAGCGGGGGGTAAAGGCACTCCCGCCGACCGGGCCGCCGCCGAGATCGCCCTGCGCCTCACGCACGATCTGCGCCGCCTGAAGGAAATCAAATCGATCGACCGCAAGATCGAGGCCAAGCGGGAGATGCTCCCGCAGTACAAGGCTTGGATCATGGGCGTGCTGAGCGCCGATGCAGGCGTCGGCACCGGCGTCTCGGCCGATGTCGTTCCCACCTGCATGGTCTGGTCGATCGACGTCGGCGCCTATGACGATGCCCTCAACATCGGCGAATTTCTGCTGCGCCACCATGTGGCGATGCCCAAGCGCTACGAGCGTGACGTCGCGACTATCCTCGTCGAAGAGGTCGCCGACGCCGCTCTGAAGGTCCAGAACACCGGCAAGGCTTTCCCGCTGTCCGTGCTCGACACCGCCGACAATCTGACCATCGGTCTCGACATCCACGATCAGGTACGCGCGAAGCTACTGAAGGCCATCGGCATCGAGCAGCTGCGCAAGGCTGAGGACACGCCTGCGGAATCCAGCCAGGCCCCTCTGGAAAGCGCCCTCATCAATCTCCGCGAAGCCCAGCGCCTGCACGATCGCATCGGCGTGAAGGACCGCGTCAAGCGCGCGGAAAAGCTGCTGGCCGCTGTCAGCGCTGCCGCGCCCACCACAGACACCGGCGGCAATCCTGCCGCGTAACAAGCTCGCCCCCGGCGCTCAGGGGCGGATCGCGCGCTGCGGGAGGCTTTCGAGCCGTAGGGCCGCCAGCTGACCCGATCCCCACCCCTGTTAGCCGGGCGGCCGAAATGGAGTCCCGCGATGAACCTCACCCTGCTCGTCCTTCTTGTTGCCACGCTGTTTTTCGCCGCAGGCTTTGCCGATGCGATTCTGTGCCTCGTCCACCGGCTCGCGCTTGCGGCCGGAATCGTGCTGCTGTTGCGGAAGCCGAATGACGGGCTGCTCAACCTCCTGAAGGCTTCAAAACTGCGCTTTCTGCGCGCGATCCCCGGCCGCCGGTCGCTGATCGCCTATCTGATCTACACCCTCGCGCTGGCCGCTTTCTGGGCGTACGTAGCCTATCTTGTTGGGCGCTTGACGCTGATCGTTGGTACTGCGGCCTACCTCGCGTTCGTGGCCCCATGACCTTCATCGCCAACCCGCCGGGCGACGCGATCGAAGTTCCTCCCGCCGACGAAGGCGTCATCGCCAATGACGGTTTCTTCCCCGACATCGCTCCCGCTGACGTCCGCGCTGATGCCCGGATCTCTGCGAATGTCACCGCGCCCCGGCTACGGGCGGCGATCCTCGGCGCCATCATGTCGGTGGAATACGACCTGCGCGCCTTCGCGGCGCGGTCGATCGCCGCCGGGCATGCGACGCTTGCGGACGTTCCGTCGCCGCAACTGGACGGCCAGAGCCAGCAGCTGATCCGCTACCACCGCGCCGTTGCGCTCTATGCGAAGGCCGAACTGGTCGAACGCTACCGCGACTTCGATACGACCAGCGCGGGCGGCAACCAGGCGGACGAACTCTCGCCCTCGATCGGCGAACTACGCCGGGATGCCCTGCATGCCGTACGCGACATCCTCGGCACGTCGCGGACGACGGTGGACCTGATCTGATGGCCGCCGCGCAGCGTCTCCGGTCCAAACAGGGCGACACGCTCGACCAGCTGCTCTGGCGCGAAGCCGGGCTGGGACCGGGCGAACTGACGCGCGTGCTCGATGCCAACCCCGGCCTTGCCGACAGCGGGAAGGTGCTGCCGCTCGGCACCGTCATCCTGATCCCGGCGACCGTGACCACCTCCACCAGCGCGAACCGCGTGCTGCCCCTCATCCAGCTTTGGAGCTGACACATGGAACTGCGCCCCATTCTCGAAGCCGCGGCTGAATTTCTCGGCTCGCTTTCGCCCTCACTGATCGGCTCGGCCGTCGCCCAGGCATGGAAGCCCGGCCTCTCCTACCGCCAGCGCTTCGCCCAGTGGGCGATCGGTTCGACGGTCAGCTATTACGCCACGCTGGCCATCGTCGCGCTCACCGGATGGGGCGGCCTTGTCTCCCAGTCGATCGGCTTCGGCATCGCCCTGCTCGCCTACGACGCCACGCCCAAACTGGCCAAGGCCGCGATCGACACGCTCGCCAGCCTCCCGGCCCGCCTCGCAGACCGCTTCCTCCCCAAGAAGGACTGATCTCATGACCGCCACCCCCCGCCGCGCGCTCGCCAACCCTGCCGCCTTCTTCGCTTCGCTCCGCTCGATCACCGGCGGCCTCGATCAGAAGCAGGTCAACATCGTCAATGCCATCATGGCTTCCGCCGCTGCATGGCCGGTGGGCTGGCTGGCCTATGCGCTCGCCACCGCCTGGCACGAGGCCCGCTTCACCCCGCAGCGCGAATGGGGCCTCGGCAAGGGCAGGCCCTACGCCGCGCCCGGCAAGTACGGTCAGCCGCAGTATGGTCGCGGCCTCGTCCAGCTAACGTGGGACCGCAATTACGAGTGGGCAGACGGCGCGCTCGGCCTCAAGGGCGCCCTGCTGAAGAACTTCGATCTGGCCCTCGATCCCGATCTCTCCGTGCGGATCCTCATCAAGGGCATGGAAGACGGCGCATTCACCGGCCGCAGTCTCCGCCGTTACATCTCCTACACCGGGACGCACGAGCAGTTTGTGGAGGCCCGCCGCATCATCAACGGCACCGATCGCGCCGACGACATCGCCGACATCGCGGTCATGATTCAGGCTGCGCTGGTCCGGGGGCGGTGGGCGTGACCCTCGGCCTCTCCCATGTCGTCCTTGCCGGGGCGCTCACCGCGAGCGCTGCCGGCATCGGCGGTTTCTTCTACGGCACCAGCGTCGGCGCCGCGCAGGAGCAGGCCGCCCATAAGCGCGCGGACGATGCAGCCCGCGCCGAGCGCGACCGGCTGCAAGGCCAGATCGACGCCTCCACCGAGCGCAGCCAGGCGGCCGAATACGCCCGGCAGACCAACGTCAGGGAAATCTACCATGAAAGCCAGAAGGTCATTGAGCGGCCGGTGTATCGCAATGTCTGCGTTGATGCTGATGGCGTCGGCCTGCTCGACCGCGCAGCCGACGTCGCCAACGGCGCGGGTATCGCCCGCCCTGCTGGCGCCGCCGCCGGAACTGCCCAGGGTTCAGCGCGGTAGCACTGGCGAGATGACCGGCGCCGACACGCATTCCAGCCTCACTGCGCTCTACGACGTCGCCGGGCAGATCCGCGCGGCCTACATCGAACTGCAGGGACAGGTCCGCGCCATGACGCCCAGCGCCGGAGGCTCTGATGCGCAAGGCAAATGATCTGCGCCGCTGGCTCACGGCCTACCTGCCCGACCTGAAAAAGAACCCGGAGAACCTCAGCATCTACATCGACGCGGGCCAGATCAACGCCCGGAGGTCGAAGACGCTGTCGTTCTCCTACAGCTACGTGCTCAAGGTCACGATTTTCGACTTCGCCGCTGATCCCGATACGCTGATGGTCCCCATCCTCGCCTGGATCGAGAAGGAACAGCCGCAGCTGCTGCAGCGCGCCGACAGCCAGCCCTTCGGCTTCGAGGCGCAGCCGCTCGACACCGAGAAGTTCGACATCGAGATTGCGATCGACCTGACCGAGCCGGTGCTCGTGATTCCCCGGCCGGACGGCAGCGGCTACGACGTCGAGCACATCCCCGAACCCAAGTTCCCCGACGGCTTCGCGGGTGTCCACGCCTCGTTCCTTCAGGGCTTCGGCAACACCGAACTGCTGGTGGAAACCGAGGATTCTGAAGCCATCCTCACGCCCGCCGTGCCGCCCGCCGCATGAGCGACGATCTCGCCGAACTGGAACGGGTAGCTGGCGCCCTCCTGCGCAGCCTGTCGGCGACCGAGCAGCGCGCCCTCATGCGCCGCATGGGCCGCAACCTCGCCGCCAGTCAGCGCCGCCGTATTGCCGCCCAGCAGCAGCCGGACGGCAGCACGTTCGATGCACGTCGGGAGCGGACGCCCGCGCAGCCGGGACGCGGCCCGGCCTGCTTTCTGTATCCGGCGGGCGGCGGCGGCGAACCGCGCCGCGTCCTGATGAAGAGCTTCACATGGGGCACAGGACATATGCTGACCGGCTTCGACATCGAAGCTGGGGCCATCCGTTCGTTCGAGCGCGACAAGATTTTGAAGTGGCTCCCGGTGCCCGAGGAGCATCGCAGCGGCAGCGCCGCGCGAAAGCGCCCGGCCCGCATCCGGCGCCGCGCGATGTTCCGCCGCCTGGCCACTGCGAGATTCCTGCGCAGCGGCGTAGACGATCAGGGCAACTGGGTCGGTTTCACCGGTAAGGTCTCGCAGATCGCCCGGGTCCACCAGTACGGCCTACGAGACAAGCCCTCGTTGCGGGCGAAGACGGTGTCCTATCCAAAAAGGGAGTTGTTAGGAGTTTCGGCGGCTGAGCGCGAGTATCTCCTCGACTGCATCTATTCACACTTCGCAGATCATTTTTAACAATGAATATATATTGCTTTATGATCGAAAAGCATAGCAAGATATTAGTTTCCTTAATGGATACCCTCTTCAATGCAGGATATAAATTGCTCCGCGTACTGATTTGTAGACGTGAAATCGAGCTCATGCTCACCTAAATCATGACCGCGCGCGAACGTACTCCTCATACGATCGAAAATTCGGCGATCGTCCGACGCAAGTTCTAGAATCAAGGCCTGCAAAATTCTCTCATGAGCCAGAACCCGGCGTTCCAGATCTGTATTTTCAATTGACATACTAACATCCTTCACGCCCAAAAAAATCGATTGCCACGATACTCGCATCATGCCGAGAAGCTCACTTCGCGGACATTTCCGTCGTCAACTTGGAAGTTTGCCC